AATAGTAGATGATGCCTTAGTACTTAACAGGTCAACTTCTGGAAATTCGTCAGGCCAGAGTGCCTGATCTGGTCCTGTTCGCTGATCATATTCTTCAAGCGGTTCCTCGGATAATGCCGGAAAATTGATTACTTCCCATTGGTCAGCATCCGGGTTATTTTTTGCGAGTTCTAAGATCCTGCCTGTAAGGTCGTCTTCATGCCAGCGAGTAGCTGTAATGAGGATAGAGGCATCTTTCTGTCTACGAGTCCTGAAGGTCGAGCTGTACCATTCCCATACTTTATCTCTGATTGTGGGGCTCTCGGCATCTGCCCTGCTGCGTATTGGGTCATCAACTATTAGGCAGTTGTGTACGAGTATCGAGTTTGCAAAAAAGTTATTTGTTCCTTCCACTTGGATGTCATAGACTGTGTACGACTCTCCGCTATGTTCTGTAATTGAGGATATGGTGTCTTCGTTGAGCTGTGGTGTGACGCGTGGCAAGGTTTGCAGAGAGTTATTAAATTTTCCGGCTCGTCTGATGTCTTTATCTCGTTTATATGATGAACTAATAGATTTTGAGTGAACCCGCATACCGCACAAGAATAACAGTCTCTCTCGAAAATCATCGGTCTCATTTCGTAGAATAGTCTCGTATAAATAATGTTTGTCCCATCTTTGTAATTTGAGTTCCCTTCTCCTTTCATCCTCTTTGCGTGAGCTATATCTGCGCACTCTCTCGAGCAGTAAGTCGTTAGATGAGATATTGGCTGGAAGTCTTTTCCGCATTCTGCACATGTTATAGGTTTTAGATATCTGACAACTTTCCCCCGACATTTCAGAAAGCCGTTCTCCTTCATTTTTTCTAATGACACTTTCCGGCATTCCGGAGAACAGAACTTGTTCTGTCTTTTGCCAGGCATCGGTGTCCCACATATCTCGCATGTTTTCGCGTTCTTTACCGCATGGTGCGCATTCGAGCAAGCCCTTGAACAATAAACATCTTTGAACCCCTTCTTTAAACATTTGCGGTAATCGTATAGCTTCTTCTCGAATTCCTCCCCACACATGGAGCATTTGAGAACTACTGAGACTTTCCGAAGGTTCTGATAACATTTCATGCACAGTGCCCCTCGTCCCTTTTGAGTCGTTCCACAAAACTGGCATTCCTTGTTTTTCCGGCTCGTCACAGTAGTAAATCCGGTCTCCGGGTTGCACACTGTGCGCTTCTGTGTATCCTTTGTCATGGATGAAAATACGATGTTCAGGGGTAACACGGATTTTATACCCACTAGATGAGGTGATCTCCAAGATTCTGGAACTTCTGAGACATCGTGCAGCTTTAATTCTTCTCCAAACTGGTTTTTCGTTATCGTGGTCATAACTTAACACCCTATACCGGTTATTATGCCACTTATAATATTTAAAACTATTTACCACTGAATCGAGTCTCTCGACTCCGAAATTAGTAATAATTTTTGTATCACCAGTTAGACAATTTCCACCCATCCCAGTAATTGAACCTCCCACACCAGACGATCTATAGACACCACGGTGACCAACTATTTCAAAAATGTCAGAATTCCGTAAATAATTTTCTTGAGCCGTTGACCTTACATTTGCATCATTGAGTTTTGTATCTGGGAATAGTTCAGCGTATTCGGGAGATGAAATTATCCTCTGAACATCTCGATTTAAAAGAGAAGCTAAGTCCGAACCATAAGAGCAGGCTATAATTTTAGCGTCTGGATTCCTGCCTAAAATGTAAGCTGGAAACCTTCTTGAAACTAACTCACTTTTCCCATGACGCGGCGGGCAAGCGATAATTAAACGTTTGTTTTTTCCTTCGATAAATTCATCGAGTTTTTGACATATTAAGCGGTGATGCCAGTTAACCCTATATTCGGGCATGGTAAAAGTAGTGAAGTCTAATAGATTGCTTCTTGCTCTCCTTCTTTTTAAAAGAAGTTCGGCGGCATTACTTCTTTGAGTCATTTTTGATAATTTCCATCAGGTCTTCATCAGAAAGGGTATGTAAGTTTAAATCGCCGGAATGTTTCATATTAGCATCAAGTTCTAGCCTGTCCTTCCTTCCAAACTCTTCAGGATGCCTCCTCTCTAATATCCACGCGCTAGCCTGCCAACTCCCATCAGTCGCCGCCTTTGTTATTAATTTTAGATGCAGTTGAACTGCCTTCGCCTTACACGCTTTCACATGTTCGGCGAATTCAAAAAACCGCCCTTTGCTTTCGTTTTCGCCTCGTTTTATCCAGTTATAGAAAGTGACTTCGGTTATTCCTACGGCTTCGGCTGCGAATTTCAGAGGCATACCTAGTGTTATGTTGTTTCCGATTTGTTCTTGGAGTTGGGGGGTTAGTTTGGTTTTTGCCATTAGTTCAGCTTCTTTGCGGTTTGGTTGGTGAATTGTTCCCACCTTGAGAGGATAACATCACAGTATTTTGGTGAAAGTTCCATACCATAACATATTCTGTTAAGTTGTTCTGCTGCAATGATAGAAGTCCCTGCGCCACAAAACGGCTCTGCGCATATTTCCCCTGCCTTTGTATAGAGCCTCATATTTCTGGCAGGAAGTTCAACCGGAAAAGCTGCACAGTGTTTACCACCCGCTGACCTATCCCCCTGTATATCAGCCCATACGCCTTGTTGAGCCCATTTAGTACCTATCTTTTCCTGCCCCCTCTGTTCACCCGCTGGACTCCAAAAAGTACCTAAGTAAGAATATTCAGAATCTTGATGTTCGAAAGTTGTGATATGCTCCCAGTGCTGATCTACTACATCAGTTTTAGGAGATATACTGGCAGGGAGATCGCCACCTTTAGCCCATATTCTATAATGCCTTGCAAGCCACCCCCTTTGTTTGAGATTTGATTGCCATTTGTCTATTAGTGGTAATACCTCAACTTTTCTTTTTTTCTCAATCCTGTGTATGGCTGCCGTCCCTGTATTAATTACGATTCTCCCTAAATCAACATTAATAAAATCAGTCCATGAATTCACTATGTTTTTTATAAAAGTGTTAATTTCATCTTCGCTTTTTTGCGTTTCGTACTCCATGCCTACCCAATAAGGAGGAGATGTAAACAGGAGATGGGCTTTATCCCCATTCATCAACCTTTCAACATCTTCCATCTTCGTACTATCCCCACAAAGAAGTCTATGCCTCCCCAACTGCCATAAATCCCCCTCTTTACACCTCGTTTCCACTTCCTCATCAGGATTAAACTCGTCCTCTACAACTTCCCCCGGCTCGTCCCTCAAAAGACTATCTAAATCCTCACTAGAAAACCCCACCGCCTCAATATCAAAATCTGGAATACTCAAAGCCCCTTCCAGTAACTCATTAAGCTTATCCTGCTCAGTTACCGCCCGCCTAGCGGTCTCATTATCCGCAACAAGATAAGCCTTAGATAACTGCTTATCCAACGCGCAAAACTCCACCGGAACATGAGTATAACCCTCCTCAATTGCAGCCTTATACATACCATGACCGGCAATAATGAAACCTTCAAGATTCGCTTTTATTGGTGTTGTCCATGAAAACGTCTTCAAACTGGCTTTTAAACTACGTAACTGTTCAGGAGGATGAACTTTATAATTATCAGGATGTGGTCTGATATCTTCAATAGGAATTAAAAGAGGTTCTAATTGTTTACTCGCTAAAGGTGGAATTTTCTTTATTTCCAAATAATAGGGCTCCTGTTAGAATTATAACTCTTTTATATACTAAAATAACTTAAATTAATTATGTATCTCATAATATTAAAATGTTAATCCCTAATACCCAATAACATACATGAAAACCCCCAAAATAGACAATATCCATAAAAATGAAAAATAACCAAATTGTATTTTATCCCCGCGTTTCCAATTTCGATACATAAACGGAGGATACCCGATACAGTACAGCAGATTAGCATAATACGCCTGGTTGCATGTTATCGCGAATTGTGCCAGGATGTTAGGGAGAGGGATAAGGAGTTCTATCATTTACACCCCAAAAACTCCATCCTTAATTTTCGCTTCATTTGCCAACACCGCCATACCCATAGCATCTACAGCACACCAGAGCCAAACGACAGGGACCATGAGAAAGCCTATGAGCAACAAACAGAACCAGAGTGATATACCAATCCCTCCTAGAAACACAAGTGCTCTAGGAACGCCTTTGATGCCCATAGCGTAGATATGACCTAAGCCTGGGATTATTGAGAGGATGAAAGCTAATATGGGGGATTTTTTCATGCTTAAAACCACCTTATTTCTTGATATAAAGCCTTGTAATGAGCATAAACATACTTATTATATTCAGTATCATCATATAATTTGATCCTGAGCATATAAAAAAGTAAAATCGGTTTTACTATTATCCCAGGATGGTTATGAGAGAGTTGTATGAGTTCATGGAGAACTGTGTGAATTTCGACTAATTCTTCATTGGATAACATTTCATTTTCATGAAAACCTCAATCATCCGTGAATACATCGTCTTCTTCATAACAGTCTTCGTGCTCTGTTTCTTCCTCTCTCGGTTCTCCTGGCATCATCTATAATCACTATCCTTAATTGGTCCATCTGCATTACAAACAATTATAAAAGCATATACATTTTCTCGATATTTCGAGATGCGTTTTTCCATTTGTCTCTTGCATGGATCGGGGTTAAATAATTCAAGTCGTGCTCCCCTTTCTAAAGCGATTCAAAACATTTTTATTAATTTTAATCTTAATCGTTTCCTGTTTATAGCTCAGGTTACGTTTTTTTCCGATACTCTTATAAAAATTATATTCCCAATCAGTGATTATACGCTTCGCGTAAACATATTCAATAGTTGCAGTATTCAGGGATTTTGTTATATCTGCCTGGATTCTCTTAATACACTGAAATATCAAGTCGCTCTCGGTGTCCATGAATTTATTTATACAGCAATTCCCCACAATTGCCACATTTCCGTTTTTCTTATTGGTTATAACGCAACATTCTTTAATCGGGTAATGACCGCATAAACAGGTTTCCGGGTCTTCGTCTTCCTCTATAATGTATGTTTCAGTCCATTCCCATTCCAAAACCGCTTTCCCCCACTCGGAAGACTCGGACTTTTCCACAATCCGGTCAAAGAGTTGATATTTAGAGATGTTCACCACCTCCCTAAATATTCGCATCCATCACACTTCACAAATTTAGACCCGTCGACTCTTAACCTGTCACACCTGAACCTTTTACCGGGCTTCGTAACAAGAGAATTAACCTGATACAGTGAATACTCATAATCAAAGTCTGACTGTCCTTTAAACAGCATAGCGATCTTCTCAGTGGGTAAACCACACTCAAAATATTCTCTTGCTATAGCCATTCTCATAAAATGACCCTGACCGTCAGTCAGAGGCTTTAACAGGGCTTCTTTAATACATGGTCTAACTTCCCTACTAACTTCACCATTTATCCTCACCACGTGCTTTAAAATCGGCTTAGAAACTGTTTTTACAGGTTGTTTCTCTTCAGGCAGTTTATAGTTTGAAATGTCTAAAACTTCAATTTCCAGATTTTCAAAAGTTCTTACAAACTCCCCATTAATCATTATTTCAGATTTCGTTTTATGGATTTGATGAGTTGCGAGAGGCACCTTAACAAGGTTTCCATACCCATCTTTCCCGATTTTAGCCTGTTTCGGGAATACCTCACAGTCTATTCCAGTTTCTTTTTTAACATCTATTCCAAACTGCCTGGCTATCTTGCCATCAACCGGATTAACGAATACCCAAATATGATAAGAATGAGGAGAGCCTGACTTTTCAAGCAGGAAAGGTATATCAGAAACCGTTAAAAAATTACACATTCTTTCCATATCATTTTCGGCTTGTTCATTCCTTATCCTGATATCTTCCTCGGTTTCCTCTGTATTTTTTGGAGCATGAGAATCAATATCAAAACAAATCCATTTAACAAGGTTCTCAGGATTGAACTGATAAGCTCCGATTGTTAGACTTCCTGCAATGTGCTTCTGAATTATTGCATCAGTTACGGGATTTTTTACCTTAAAGTATCCACCGTTAGGGTTTTGCATGGCGTAAGCATCTGGACGATTAAGAACAAGTTTGATTAAATCGGTTGAACTGTGTAAACTTTCCCCCGTTTTTTTGCAAAAACTGCTTATATTATAATAAATAAGCAGTTTTTCGTGTTTTTTGTCCGACTTTTTAGACAGTTTGTGTAAAGATGCCTCTTTAAACATCTCTTCAAACGTCTTGCATTTCTTAACAGTCGGTTTCGATATTAATCCAGATTCACAAGTGACCGTGATTACTTTCTTCTGTCGTTCAACGTAAGGCTGCACAACAAGCGTTCGGTTATATCCCCATGTAGTTAGTGCTTGGCACTCTTCAACCGTGCAGCCTAGCGCAAAAACAAGGCTTGGCACTTTTCCAGCAGGGTCTTTTACCCGGCTCCATGCCTGCCAGGTGTCACAGTGGACAGATTCATACAACATTCTCTTAGATTCTGCCGTATTCGTGGTTACTACATCAAAAGAGTTAGAAGGCTTGTTAGCAATCCCGACGGCAATCATTACCCTGGCATCAGAGGAAACCCCCATCATTTCAGGAGCCTTATAATAGGTAACGTCGTGAGGTCTACCAGCTTCACCTAGAGCAGTTTTCAGCTTAAATGCTTCCGATGTGTTCAAGGTAATAATTATACAGTTTTCATCCCCCCACCCGTCCAATATGTCAATTATTCGCCCGATGATCTCATCTTTTTTATTATAGAGTGACCTATCACCGATAACATGATACTTTTTAGAGTCTGCCAGGATCAACATTTTAGAATTTGAGTTCATTGGGTCGCCGCCGGTCCCGAAAGATATTTTTCTCGGAGGAACCCCACCCATGAACATTTTACCATAATCATAAGAACAAATCGTAGCAGATGTTAAGAAGATCCTGCGTTTATCGCTCTGCATACTCATTGTATAAGATTGAATCATTTTAACCGTCGATTTATCGACAGCAGATAGATTGATTTTTATTATTCCATTATCCCGGATCGCATTAACTGAAATCACATCTGACATCACAATTGACATCATTTTATACAGGTCTAAAACGTCGTCCATTTCAAGCCCGTACTTCTTCCTTTCTTTTGTGAGCTCTATAATTTCGTTATATGCGCCTATAATTACCTTCGTTTCGTTTTCACCATCAACGATGCCAGGCGAAGGATTTTTAAGAGAAATATTTAGGTGATGCTTCCAATAACTTTCATCCTGCGCGCCACCCAATACTTCAATAATTGAGTTTTTTATTTTATCCTCTTTCATCATTATAGCAAATTGGGTAATGACTCGCCGCATATAGGTGAAATCTGAAAGCATAGGATTGTATTTATCCAGGTTTACCCGGTTGAATAATTTATCATCATAGACCGTAAAACTTGTACTTTCCCCGAATTGTATATCATGCACTTCATCGAGTATCATGTTTCGAGATTGGGATATTACCTCTAAAACATCGGCTGCCATTGCGTTAGGTCTTGAATCACATGCAAGCATCAGGGCAGCTAGTTTTTTATAAGTTACCACGACCCCTTTTGCGTCTGGATTTCTGAGAATCGCAGTAACCCCACATCGGTCATATTGAGCACATTTCCCACATGACCCGGCTAATGGTAAAATAGGAAGTAATTTGAGATCAGGGCAAGCGTCACACATCAATTTATTTAAAAGACATTCATGGTTTGCAGGGATATGAATAATATCAACGTCTTCAAGATCGGAATATTTTTTTGAGTCTGCAACCACGGTTTTATCTGCAATCCAGTTAGTAGGCACAACGCAAGTAAATTTTTCATTTCGATTCAATGATTCGGCGACTAAAGCAGTCGTGCAACCTGCTCTAGTGGTTTTATGGATCAGATAGTTTCCAGAATCAAAATAATCATAAATCTGGAATGCCGTCTGCATCCGTTTATCTTGATTTTTACGAGGGCTTTGTTTCAGGGTAACTTGAACTGAGTTCAAAAACCCCACCCTCTATAAAATGATCCTGTATTCACTACGCTATACATCTTGTGGCTCCTGAACAAATGAAGAAAGTGAATAAATTATGAATTGAAATACATTAATAAGTACATTTGAATAGAATAAACTTCCTCATAACTTAATCCTGTCTCATTCATTACCTCTTCAAATGTATGTTCAAATTTCGATATTTCACCGAAAAACCCAGGGCTTTCAAGCATCTGCGCGGCTGCCTGGTATTTTTTGTTTTTGAATAAGTTCATGTTTAATTTAGGCTGATAACTCATTTCTTCTTCTCCATCCTCTCAAATATACAGCTTTGATCAGTCGTGCCCGTCTTCGGCGCAAAGTATAGCATATTGTCAGCGATCGTTTTAATTGATTCTGTATCGATCTCCCCAGTTTCAGAGTTCACAGACCGCATCGCACACTCATCTACAATTTTTGTGAAATCATCGAGGTTTAAATTATTTACATTATTTGCGTACATTCTCGATATTACCACTGGCATTGTTACTTCGATAGCCCTTTCGTATGCGTCCACTTTACGTATCTGGTCGGTTTCCCATTGTTTCATAAACACGCGTTCTTCATCACATGATTTTAAATATTCATTATATTCAATTTCGAGTTCTTTCTCTCCATTGCGAAGGGCAACCGTGGTTTCCAAATCTGTTAAAAATAGTACAAACTCTTCTGGTGTTAAATTCGCAGACAATGCCGCTTTAAATCTATCGTCTGGGCTGATGTCTCGATTCATCGCGGCAAGTTTAGCATTGGTTATTTCATCCACATTTTACACCCCTTTATTTTTCAAGTTTTCTTTTCTTGGCCGGTCCCAGTATATACTTCTACATCCAGGGCATGTTCTAGGCTTCTCGGTGATTCTTGGGTCCCATATCTTACCACATCTTAGGCAAGTACATCTTGGATATGGTTTATCAGGTTCTTTGGCATTCATAATAATCATGATATGTATGTAAGTCATGTAAGTATTTAATACTTCCTACATATCAAAAAAATAAAATAATAATCCCAAAATACAAACACGAAATTCCAACACTGTAACCCACTAAATATAAAAATCATCATTTCAAAATAATCTCAAACTCTCCAATCAAAAAACACGACTCTTCATACTGAATATATATTCTAATATATGTTACGAACTGTTAAAAATAAAATGTTAGAAAAGAAAACTTATTTATAATACGCATGTGAAAAATAGTCTTTGTCACTTCCTATCAAAATGAAGTGAAAAGTATTCGCCCAGGGTTTTGGATGGCTCCGGTTTCCCTGGGCTTAAACTACCGGCTGTTTTTCCTCGGAATTCAGTTAGAACACTCCTGTTATTTCTACAGTGTATTTCCAAGTATTTAAACCAAAATTCAAACACTATTACTTGGAAATCATCCCCCCACCATCAACAAAATTCTCTTCCCTTCGTCTGTCAACTGAACATACCGACGATTCCCACCAAACACCCGATTTACGAATCCCTTCTTTTCTAATGAACTGACCACACCGTACGCCCCAGCCGCAGACATTCTTAACACATCGGCAATCTCGGTCATATATATTTTTTCACCAGAAGCACATCTCAAAACAGCTAGATAATTAGGGACTAGAGACGGCCAACATCCAAACACATCATCAAGTTGGACTATTCGTATTAGATCTTTTGGAAGTTCAGCGGTTGAGCCTCTACTACTTATTTTCAACACTCTCGCATTCTCAGATAGCACACCGACATTAGCGTTTTTGATGTGCAGTTCTTTAGCGAGGTCATCGGGGACTTCAATGTATTTATTTAAGTAATGACTTACCGCTCTATCAAACCCGACTGTTATCTGGAG